CATAAGCCAGCTTGGTTGATTTCCACTGCCCTGTATAAGAAAGCCCGATAATCGCACTTGTCACCGCCTCTGAGAGCGTGATTTGATTACTGGCGACTGTGTAGGTTCCTAGATTCTTACTGTTCCCCCAAACGACTACCGTCTCACCTTCCAGATGATCCAGCCCCGTGATGACGGTTGCTGAAGCTCCGGAATATTCATAAAATGCGTCCGCCTGTTTGTTTAAAGATCCCCCCTCACATTCAGACTCTTTGGCCCATTTCTCAAGATATCGAACGGTTGATCCGTCGATGGTTCGGTTAACAATGTAATAAACCCGGTCTTCTTCTTCCCCATCAGCCCCTGGAAGGATAATGGTGTCCTCCACCGTCCCGTCGGTCTCGACCAGCACCCAACACTGCACTTCTTCGGCGCGATCATAAATAAACACCGCAACCTTCCCGTCTGATCGAACACAATGTATCCGGGTATCGGGTTGCCTCTGGACCGAGACCCTTGTGATTTTAGGCTGGCAAATCTCAGGAGCCAGCACCGTGAGATCACGCGATCCATATTCCCCGTCTTCTGAATCATGCGCTATCTGAAAAACCCTTGATCCCCCTCTTTGTACGAAGATCCCCGTTTTATCCAGCCTTATGGGGGAAACATTGGATGATCCCTGGTCAGAGGCGGGCTTGACATTAAAAGCTGTTGGGGTGAGCGGTTCGTCATACGAAGATGATTTGCATACAAATTCAGATCCCTCCGCCCCCAAAATTAATCTTTGTAAGGGTAATACCCAGTTAATCGTATCCACAGGCCCTGATCCAATCGTTCTTGAAATCGGACCTGAGTCGCCTGTTTCATTAGGATCGAAATTATAAAAACTGTCTGAAATTGACCCAAAAATACCGTTCTTGCCTGCCCACCAAAGCCTTCCTTCCGCAAAACCTACGGAAGTCGGCCAACCTCTTAAGTCAGACCAACTGCCTTCTGCCCAGTCATCGGTCGCATCCGTCTTACCCAGATCAGTCAGGACCTCAGCAAAAGCAATATACCTCCCGGGGGTTGTGTAGACGCGATCTGTTCCCGTATTCGCCACGGCGCAAAATACACCGAGATCGGGGGAATAAGCTGTTGAAGCCCATGAACTTTCCGCCACAACAGGATAAGCGGTCCAGGTGATTCCGTCTGTGGAAGCCATCGATCGGTTGTTGCCGCTTGCCGCGACAGCGTAAAAAGAGCTTATCTCTGCTATCCAGATCACCGATTGCCATGAATTCGCCTCGGGGGTGGTTCGCTCTGTCCACGTGATCCCGTCCGGGGAGGTCATGGCTTCTCCACTTGAGGCCACCGCACAGAACAGGGTGAGTTCAGGCGACCATGTAACGGAGGTCCATGTAATCGCCCCCCCGTCAGAGGCTCTCGCGGTCCACGTGATCCCATCAGGGGAGGTCATGACCTGGTTAGTCCCATTAGACGCTACCGCACAAAATAGTGTTAGCTCAGAAGACCATGTAACCGAAGTCCATGTATTTGCTTCGGCTGCGGCTCTCGCTGTCCATGAAGCCCCACTTGGAGAAGTCATAACCCTGTTTGTGCCGTCATTCGAGACCGCGCAAAAGAGCGTCAAATCCGGGGAATACGTGACATCCCACCACTGATTTGCTTCTGAGGCCGCCCTGGCGGTCCAGGTGATCCCGTCAGGAGAGGTCATAACCCTGTTTGTACCGTCCGATGAAACAGCACAAAAAATACTGGAAGAACTCGTCACAGATCGCCACAGATTTGCTTCTGAGGCGGCTCTTGCCGTCCACGTGATTCCATCAGGAGAAGTCATGACTCTGTTTGTACCGTCGATAGACACAGCACAAAATAGACTGTGATCGGAAGACCACGTAATCCCAAACCAACCATTTGCTTCTGCGGCAGTTCGGGCTTTTGTCCCGTATTGATTGGCGGTTATCCGGCATACCCCGTTAATCGACCCAAGGGCGTAGTCCAGAGTCAATTCAACCGTCCCGGAGGTGTAGTCTCCGGTTTTAACGCCGATTCGGTACCATGCAATCTGGTTATCCAGAGTATCATCATACGTTATAGTGGCGTTTGTGGTGTAGGTTGTAATATCCTCCCAGGGTCCCGCATCTGAAGTTAATGATCGTTGCAACGTGACAGTCGCGACCCAGGTTCCTTCTCTGGTAATAGTGAAAGGTCTTTGTGAGCCTGCTCCGTCCACTTCGATAGTATTGGTGAAATTATTTTCTGCACTGACATCGGATGACACCGCCTGGCCAGTGGAAGTAAGCCTGAACAGGGCTTCTTTGTGGTTTGATGGACTGAAAATAGGCGTTGACGCGGTTAGATCTATATTCCCGGATAATGCAGAAGGCGTGATAGTCGTTTTTGTGACATTGGTATTACGGTAGGGACCGTTTTCAGAATAGTACCTGACAATAGACCATGACTCGGCGGCGCGTCTTTCAATCGCGTATTGTTGGTAGCCTTCACAAGCGATATAAACAATATCCCCGGACTGGTCGAATCTTAAATTATCCAGATCGGCCTCCGCCCAGGGCGCTGTAATCGAAACGGTGCCGGATGATTCTATTGCAACCGAGTCTAATAATATTTGCCGCTTGAATCTTGCCTCGAATTCGATGTAAAAATCAGCATTAGGGGTAAAAGACAGGGAATGGGTGCCTTTTTCTAATGATGACTCAGAAATATAATTATCATTCCCTATTCCTGATCCAACCCGTAAGGTAACAGGCCCTCTTTCGACGACAACGGTTATCGCATGTTTAGTCCCCTGCTCTGTAACAGAAACCAGTTGACGCCTTATCGCAGCATTGGTCCCGTCCCCGGTAAGGCCCATATAGCCCCCCGACACCCAGGCAGATGTTCCGCCGGATTCATCAGCATCCGTCCACCCTGAGAGATCAGATGTAAATGCTCCGTTTGTGATAGACGCTGAAACAGAAGAACGTGTAACGAGCGCATCATCTATCCATATCCGCATTGCCCCGTCTGTAAACTCCAGGGTAGCAGTATCATCGGTTGAAAAGATAAAAGGGATACATCGTGCTGCACCCGCTACAGTGCCTATGTATTCGAATCCGGGTCTTAAGATCATCGATCCTAATATCCTCGGCATCCAGTTGGTCATTGTCTCCGCAGAAAAGCGGATTCGTTCTAAATCAGTTCTGGCCAGGGCAAGCGAAGATATGACCCCCCGGTTGAACGAGTGTAAGGCAACGCTCATCCGATCAGTCGGTGTCTTGAACCACGATCACCGCGCATACTTCTCCTGGATCGGCTCCAGCTACCCTCCGGGGGGAATTTGGTCGGATCGCCCATCGCATCGTGGTTTTTGGCTTTCATCAGGGCGTCTTTTTCAAGTGCGTAGACAAGCTCCATACGCTCTTTATCGGAGGTTAGTTTGAGTATGATCTTTCTGGCAAAATAACTCGCGGCGTAATCAGAGAATTTTTCGGTCCAGGTCGAGAGATCACCCCCCCAGTCGGCGTGGTTAGAAATATAACGAACGTAGATCACGTCTTCATCGGCGTACCAGTAGCCTGCTTCGTCGACGTAATTAAGCAAAGGGTTTTCAAAGTACTCGTTTGCCGAGACTGAAGAGGTGGCGCACCAGTCGGTGGGTTTTTGGAAGGCTCTTTGCAAACCAAACTCAGGTGTAATATCGGCGTCGTAGTCGAGCTGGATGGTTCTTAAGGCAAACCGCCACTGGCCTGCTTCGAGACAGGCCTTTACTCCACCGTTATCCCAGACTTCGTCCAGAAGGTGGCGGGGTTCGCGGTCTTCTGTCAAAGACGCTAAAGACGTTTCACCGCATATCCTCAACGCTTCGTTGTAGAGTTTCAGTCTTGTTGTCATTTTGTTTCAATGTAATTATTCAACCACATATAGGCTTCTTCTTTGGTCTGGCAACGTTCCTTGATCTTTTCACCATCAGCCTCCCGCACAACACAAAACCTTAGGTGCGGGTTCTTATAAACCACTTTGTACCCTTCGTGGAGATCAACATCCTGATCTTCACCGGATAATGGGTAGAAATTTAATTCCCTCACTTTCACCCAGCCTTTTCCTACGTTCAAAACCAGAAGCTGGGAATAATACGCGCCGTCATCGGTAAGAACGTCAATTCTATCTGCGGGGCCGATCCGTTGGGATGCATGCGCCCAGAAGTCCGGATTTAAAATATCCTCCCTGGTGATTTCTTTTTCCACCGTAACCAGCCATCGGGCACGTTCACTTTCCTCAAGCTTCAGTCTCCCAGGGGCTAATACAAGATTAAATTTTACTGCCTCCATAATTCCTCCTCGAAAGAAGCCCCCGAAGGGGCTTCGTGTTTAGGCGTGTGTTGACGTTAACGACGCGCCGGTTGAAAGGGTTGCGGCCCCGGCAGTGGTGATCGCGGTCACAGTACAAATGAATGTCTGGACACTTGATCCTGCCGAGGAGAACTGATTCCCCAGGACGATATCGCCAGGGTGCATACCCAAAGCTTTACCATCAGAGAAGAAGCCTGCCGCAAGAATGTCAGTGGATTTGTTCGTAGAGCTGTAAAACCACAACTGACCCCCTTGTTGATGTTGTGTTGCCGTTGCGGTACTCAGACCGGTCGAAACAGGTAAAGATGCAACCTGACCGACCAGGAGCCGAGGCGGATTGGCAACGCTTGATGCTGCGGTAGAACCTGAATAAGCCATTGTAAGCCTCCTTTAAGCTCGTTCTGAGCCATCTGCTGTAATAACGACAACACCAGCGTTTTGCAACAGCTTGGCCCCCATGTTCATTGAACACCTTGCGTAACTATAATCCTGTTCCTCGTCATAGCCCACAGGTGTTGTCATACCGGCCACATCAGCGGCGTGGCCTATGGCAGACTTGTGGTAGAGGAAGGAAATTTCCGAGGTGCCACCTTTACCGGGAAGGTTAGGATGTTCACAGATCAAACAGTTCCTCCAGCGATAGGCCATCGGTTTATCCCGCCATGAAGCATCCTGACCGGCATAAGGCCTAAGGTCGATGTAGTCCGCCGAGCCAAACTCAGGGGCTTCTTCCATATACGAGATAAAGGACGGTTGGCACAGGAGGGTGACATTTGAGTCCCACGGAACAGAGGCATTTGAAAGCTTGACTCGTGCCCCCTGGAACAAGGGAACTCCGGGAATGGTGGCGCTTGACCCGTCTGTGACGGTACCGGTGTTCAGTTCGTCAATGATGAGATCGTCGATCTTGCGGTTGATCACACCCATTGTGGTCATTTGCATGATTTCACGCTGATTGCCTTGAGAGCCAAAGATGTTAAATCCTGTCTTACGGACCAGGTCATGCCATTCCTGTAAAATACAGGAGTTCTGGGTGTTGTTGTCTGCACGCGCAGGAATTAAACCGTTGACGCCACGTGTAGCGGCTTCAGCACTACCTGAATCAACCACCAGAAAGACAGCGGTGTTACCTTTGATAACAGCCTCGGTCGTGACGGTTTCACGGAGCAAGCTTTGATGCTGCTCGAATCCAGCGATAAATTCCTGGCGATACTGGGTTTGGAAAGCTGTATCGCTCATTTTTCGTCTCCTTTAAGTTAAAATTTCGACTCTGGGGAGGCCGATTTACCGCTTTTATCAGGGAAACCTTTCGGGGCTGATAGTCTGGTCTTTCGGGGCCATTGGTCTACATTGGTTTTAATCCTTTATTAGAATATAATAAAACGCCGTGGCATTATTTTTTATCTCTTGCGGTAATTAGATCTCGATACCGTTGCTGCATCTTCAGGTCGGAATTGTATTTCTTCCGATTGGTTTTCATGGTGGTTTCGATTTGCTCTATTTCGTCCTCAATAGCACTCAGTGGGTCACTTGCCCCGGGGACAAGAGTCGTCACAGGGTTGACCTCTCTTGCTAATGATACGAAGTATTTGATCATGTCAGGGTGTGAGAAAACCGGGGTCCCGTCAGAAAGGCGGGCATCCATAAATCTGTCACGGGTTTCTTCCGGAAGACCGTCTAATACGCTCATAACAAGGTTTTTGTTTTTTGTGTACTCCCCGCCCCACTCTGCCCTTAATGTATCTTCGGCGGTTTCCTTGAGTGCCGCATCCTGGGCTTCGCGCTCTTCGGCTTGTTTTTCCTGTATCTGGTAATACCACTGCACAGAGTTTTTCACTTGATCAGGGTTCATGTTGCTTTCATAGGCGACCTTGGTAAATTCGTCGACCCAGGGCTTGTCGTCTTCACCAATCACAAGACCGTCCTCGAACGATAGATCGTATTTATCCGGGGCCTCGGGGAGCCCCTGATCTTTCCGCCATGCGATCTTCTCTTCGTCCGTCCCGTCAGCGGGGAAGGGGGTTCTTAAACCCTCGGCGCGGATCTTCTCTTTAGCTGAAAAAAGAGCATCAAACGCCGCTTCGGGAGAGGCGTATCTTTCAAGCTGAGAGACTTTCTTCTCGTCTTCGCCAGCGTATTGTTGGCGCCAGTCTTCGGGCCATTTAGAAGCAGGGGGATCGCTTGGTTCGGCGGGCGGATCTCCGGGTTCTTCTTCATGTAAACGATATTTTAATTTAAACATCTTTCCTCCTCAGTTTTTCCACTAACAGTGTTACGTTGGTTCTCAATATCTCGGCGATCTGTTTTCCGACAAAGCGTCGCCCTTCATTAAAGTCTGTGATGCGGCCATCCTTGGGAGAGAAGCTTATTTCATGAATCCCGCAAGCCCCTTCCAAAATCCATGTTAATGCGATTTTTTGTTGATGGGCGTCGGCAGTTCCGGCCCACAGGGCTTGCAAAGCAGAGGCTTCGTGTGGTTCAAACGGGGCCATTGTCAGCCCGTTTAAACTTTTGGCGACTTTGCTCATTAAAACCATATTCCTAATGGTGGTTTAACGGTTTTAATAGGCATATCCGGAATATGTCCACCTAACTGTAACCCTCGTACCAATCCTGAAAGATATTGGTAATCCATCTTCTTTGGCCTCCAATTACCTGCTTTCCCGTCCTTATAGCCTAAAATACAAGTATATGAGTATTTAATAATTTCATTATATTTGACCGGTTCAGGTTGCTTTTTAAAACCAACAGGACTAAATATTAAAAAAAAA